CAACCGTATACTCCTTCAGGTCTCACATCTCTCCACAGACTTAACTTCGGGACAGCCCGCCCCTAGATCTGAAAAGATAGAGCCAGTTTAGCATAGCCAGTCCTTCGGACTGGGCCCTCATATCACCGTCATAAATAACGGTGCTTTACGGGCCTAGCCGGTAAACCAACGGTTTGTGATCTCCCGCCAAATTTACTTTGATTTCAAAAGGAAAGGGCACGTAACTATTTCTCGCTGTAGAATAACTAGGAGTTACTACTAATTATTTTTAATAACACAGATATGTCTATCTTCGTTGTTTCTGCCTTGTCCAAAATAGCTAACGAGCCGGGCGGTTGTAGCTGTCCGGAACCTGATTCTTTGGCAAGAGCGATTGAAACTAACATTGCGGAAAATGACCGGATAAAGCTAAATCCTTGTTCTTGGATTCTAGCCTTTGACGGAACAATCGCGGAGTTAAACGAAAAAATTGGACTTCGCGGAGGGAAAAATGGTCTTGCAATTCTCGTTGGGGTAGATAGAACATCCGGTTATGGTCCAAGAGCTTTAAAAGATTGGATTAGGAATCATTCGGAGAAATGAAATGTTCCAGAGTGATAACGAATCCCTTTCTATGCCGAAGACCGATTTGGTAGACCTTTCCTACAAAGCAAAATCAGCAGACGAAAAAGCCAAGGAGCTAAACGACAGGGTCACCAAGATTGAAAGTGAATTGTCGAATGTTAAAGCAGAATTGCGTACAATCAACAACGAGATTAATCATGCGACCTCCGCGTTGCATGAAATTAAGGAAACTCTTAAACCGTTAACAGAAAAATCCGCTAAGCAGGAAGGTTTTTGGGAAGGGGTCAAACAAACGTCCAAGTTTATAGGGTGGTGGATAGCGTTGCTCTCTTCTTTAGGAGGCGCTCTTTTTGTGTTCTTACTCAATAAGCTCTCCAACCCCTAGTAACAACCAAAAGCAGAACTCACTTCACTGAGACTTCCTTTTTATCTTTCGATAATCCTTTATTTTTCAGGAGCACACGGACTTGGAGTTACCAACCAGTTCGGCGCCTCTTCAAGTCGGAATTTTCCTTTAGCAGCTGTCTGCAAGTGGGATGAATCCTTGATAATTCCAGAAATAAGGTCATCAGGCTTTTTTGTTCTGAAAAATTGCACAGCAAAGAAGACCGAGGCTAAAAGGGAAAAGACCAAGCAAAACAAGAAGAACGCTGTCCAGACGCTGGATGGAAACAAAAAACTTCGGAATTCCGACGTTGCTAAAAAAGACAGCAAAACAGATACAAAAAACGTTAGAGAACCAATCAGCTTTGCTGTCAATTCTGCCCGCGCCTTATAGGCTGATAACGTTTCTCCGACTCTAAGCCTAAGCCCTTCTTCTGTGATTGTAATCATGCTTTGTGGTACCAAATAAATTGCTTTAAGAGGCGGCCTCAAGGTATCGTTCTCTTTCATTTGCTGTCACCTTTTAAAAGCGTCGTTACTGAATGCTGAGAAACAAACCCACAATGTTTGCAGACTATAGCCACGCACGGTAAAGTCGGCGCGGCTATTAACGGACCGCTTTCATAGTCTCCACTAAGAGAATTTATCACGTAGTCACTTAAAAAGAAAAATTCCTTGTGGTGGCACAGCGGACACTCCATTTCTTGAGTTAAGTCCTGTAGCTTACGAGTGAGTTTGCTCTTTTCCTCTTCCTGCACGATGTCGCTCCTATGAGATTGTTTTTGGACTTGAGACCTCTGAATACTATCTCAACAGGATGTGACATCGCGCTCTTATCCTTTACAAAGGAAAACGATTATGTCTATACTAAAAAGGTACTTTAAGTACGCGGGCTTGGCGGCCCGAACTACTTAGGCGATCAGTCGCCGAAAGGCGTTTTTTTATGGCTGATTGCAAGGGTGTCCAGCTTTTGGACTCCCTTTAAAAGTCTCTAATGAGTGAGGCTAAGGGCAGTCGCAAGACTGGCCGTTCCCTAAGTAGCGGTCCGCCAACCCTTAGACCTTGCTCTCCATCTTGGCGGGTGGAAGTAAGGACAACAAACTTACTTAGGAGACTTAAATGTCATTTCAAAATATCTGTGCCCCCGCACCGGTTGTTTCTGTTGTGAACAACACTGTTACAGCTCTTTCAACAGACGTTGCCAAACTCTTCAGCAAACTCCACAAAGATGTCCTTCGATCCATCCGAAGCCTTATAGAGCAAGCCCCTTCGCTTAACGAGCGCAATTTTGCGCTGGTTGAAGTCAAGGACGCAAAGGGAGAAAACAGACCTGCCTACAGAATGGACCGAAAAGGTTTTGTTCTTTTAGCGATGGGTTTCACAGGAGAAGTTGCCCTAAAGTTCAAAATTGCTTATATCGACACTTTTGACCGGATGGAAGAACAACTTCGTCGGCATAATCAATGCCCTGCCCTCGACCGCCTCGAAACACTGACGCCTCTGCAGCAGGAAGCGATCCGGGAAGAAGTTTCCAAACGTGCGCTTCGCTCTGCAGCGGACTATCAAACGATTTACAAGGCTCTTCGACTGAGATTTCAGGTTACGCGCTTTGACCTGATTCCCCGGACAAAATTTGAGACCGCCCTGAAGTTCATTCAAGAAGTTGAGCTGAAGGCGCCAGTCGCCAGAATTCCGGATGCTTACCTGTTCTCATACGATCCGAAAACTCTTTCGGACGATGAGCTTGAATCACTTGCCCGCCTCATCTACTTACTTGATCTAGCCAAGCCGACGAACAAACAGGTTTACGCAGGTCTTCGAGCTGTGTACTCCGACCTTTCGCCTCGTTTTTATTCACTAATGACGGAAACCGCGATCTCGGAATCGAATCTGAAAAAAGTCTTAGATCGGAACCGGATCAACTACCGGCTTCCAAGCCCTAACTAATTAACCAGCGCCCCTCAAAAACTGAGGGGCTTTTTATTTGTGCCAGTTCTTAGAAATTCAATGAATAATCTTCTTTATAAAGTTTTGGCCGACCTACGCTATCGCCTGGTCTCGGCACGTACCTATCTGCTATCAACCGTGCAGAGGATACTTTTTCTGCCTCGATTACGAGCCATAAGGAGGTGTTATGTAATCCTGGTAAAGCTGTTGCGCGGAGAAGAACGCAAGCAAGCTTTCCTCGATCATTACGTCCTATTGCGAAGATCTGACCGACTAATTTACCGAATGGGCCACAAAGTTCGATTAGATGGAAGCTTGATATTGAACCCAAAAATTCTGAATAAATAGTTTGCATGTTGCCTCTTTGCTAATGAATTGAACTTGAACAACTCAATTATGGCAAGGAGGCAACAGCCACCATTCTGCCCCTTCGTAATGAGGGGCTTTTTTATTGAGGATCTAAAATGAATGAGTTAATTACTTTTCCGTCTCCGACATTAGAAATTATTGACGGTGTTCCCACCGTTCTATCAACCGTTGTCGCCGAATATTATGGCTATAGGCATAAAGACATTTTGGCGATTATCAAAGGTTTGTTGGAGCGCAATCCTGAATTATCCCGTCAGCCGTACTTTCGGCCGACGGAAATAGAGCGCCCAAATCCATTAAATAACACCCTTCTCTCATCGCCTGCCTATCAAATGACTCGTGTCGGCTTTGAAATCTTATCCATGAAACTAACATCGCCGAGAGCCGAAAAGTTCCAAATCAGATTTGCCCAAGCCTTCGAAGCAGCAGTGAAGGCTTTACAGAACATTAACCTGTCGACGTATCAGAAGGCCCTACGACTGGAGGCAAAGTTCGACGAAAGGAAACGGCAGATTAGTTTCTGCGCTTCCTCTCTTGCAAAATGGAAAGACGAAAAAAAGGTAATGCTTCTAAAAATGGACGAGTATCAAAAAGACGTACAGATGTCCCTTCCTTTCGATTCAATCCTTATCGAAGTACCGCACTGAATGAACAAATCAAAACTCAGAGCATCCGTTTCCCGGGTGCTCTTTTTTTATGGATAAAACAATGACAGAACCAATGGAATTTACAGAAGCCGTCTTCCAACAAGTGGTCGGGAAGTATCGAATCAGGGTTGAGTTCAGAAACTACTGGAGCCCTCCTATGGCATGTTGGGCTCAGGCATTCAACTCCTATTTTTGCGAAGCCTCTGATGTCTACATGGATGAATGCTACGACTATCCCTGGCGTCCATTTATTCACTCTACAGGCTACTCAGACGACGGGAAACCAATCCCCATCACAAGAGAAGCAGCCGCTAAGGCCATCACCAATGCTTACAAGGAATTGACGTTAACACCGGAAGAACGACAGGCAAGGCGCGAACGATCAGAAAAGATCAAACGGGAAGTCAGAGAACGGCTTAGAAAACAAGGACTCATCAAATGAATTTACAAGAAAAGCTACAAGCTATTGCGAACCATTACGGCATGGACCTTCAGGCCATCAAACTGGCCGAAGAAGGCGCAGAACTGGCTGCTGCTACTTTGAAGAACGTCGGTCTCATGATTCAACAAGAGAACGGTGAAGGCGGCGAATCAATCGCTCAAAAACGAGCTGAGGCTATGGAAAAAACGGACGAAGAAATAGCTGACGTTCTCTTAGTGTCTCGGCAAATGGAATATCTGTTGCTTGAGTCCCCGAAATATGACGAAAAAATCACTCGGCTAATGAACGAAAAAGCCGACCGCCAGTTATCAAGAATCAAGGAAGAAGAAAATGAACATTACTAGAATCAGCCTGAAGCAAACAACCGAAAATATTCAAATCCCCGACTGGGCGAAAACTATCGTCATCCACGCTGACACAACGGCACCGTACTCGGAGAAAAAATTACAGCAAATCTACTGGTTGTTTTTCAAAACGCTAGGTATCACTGATGAGTCAAGAAAAAAGTACACGCTTCGTTTTCATGTGAGATTCGCTCGTCCTGACTGTTATTACTACGTCGAGTTTGCTGACATGATCATCAATGACCGCGTGAGGTTCTGACAATGCCCAGGAACAAGAAACCTCGGAAGAAATTCACGTGTCGAAAGATTGAGATTCCGCGCATTTCTGAAGAGCGAATTGATGTGATTATCGACACGATGACGAATGTCGGATTCTCAGTTGAACTTAAATTGCCTAATGGCACGTTTGATCGAGATGATATGAGAGCTCTGGCCGATTTCAGTAACCTGACAGGCGTGACCTTTAGTGAATTGGGAGAGGATCGTTTGAGTGAGGAAGATCTGATTTCTTCCAATGAGCTGCAGTGTGCTCTCTCAGATAGCCTGACATCGTTATATCTCCGGACATACAAGAACAAAGCTAAGTTCTACGTTCCGACCGGAGAAGAACTCAAAACGATTCAGGAGGCTGTCACTTTCTTTCTCCCGGTAATGGAGGAAATTGTTAAAGACAGCCCAAAACTAATCATCAAATTCTGGAACAAAACAAAGAATCTAATGACGCGCCCGGATGGTGCGTATAACGGAGTAAAGGTATCTAGCTATGAATGACATTGACTATGACAAATTGTCCAGCATGGTGGCAGATAAAGTCTCCAGCCAGATCGCTGAAAAGCTGATTCAGAAAACAACAAAGCTCACACTCTCTCGTCCAGAAGTAGAGGTTAGGATCGGTTTTGCTCCTGGCTCTTCTGCCGCCCGTGAAGTAATGAAGGATCCGAAGTTCCCTAAGCCTGACGCATTCTCCGAGAACGGGCGCGATCGTTGGTACACAAAAGACATTGACGATTACATGGAAAGCAAAAGACACGCCCGAGCCAAGCTCGCTATTTCAGCCGCTTAGCAATTTCTTCTGCGCTCGCTCTGTAGTATCTCTGGAGCATCTTTAAATCTTTGTGCCCCGTTTGTCTAGCAAGCGCCAGGACATCTAAACGGGGCGCCCCTGTTTCTGGATCAGGGCTGGCGGCCCAAGTCGCAAAAGTTGCGCGGCCGTCATGAAAATTCAGCCCTTCTTTGATTAGTCGGTTTTGAGAATCATATTCAGGTCCAAGGCCGGCTCTATCCCGAACTTTTCGGAATAACGTATCTCTGTTGTGATCGTTAAGTCCGCCAAAAATCCGTGGTTCATACTCGAGCTCCATAACTAATTTAAGAATTTCCCGAGCTCTTGCAGACAAGGCCACGTCTCTTCTTGACAATGTTTTTGTAGCCTCCGCCGGCACATGTAGCACATTGTCACCTAACCAAGAATATTCAATCTTTAAAAGCTCCCCTGCTCGCATTCCTGTTTGACAACTAAAAAGGAAGGCTGCTACCGCAAGTTGCATTTTGTTCTTTGGCACTGTGTGGCCGTCCCAACCGCTAGCCTGCAAAAGTTTCTCTATATCCTCGTCTGAAGCAACTCTCTCGCGGTGCTCTGGCTCCCGTGGTTTCTCCACACCCCGGCAAGGATTCACATCTGTGAGTTCGTTTTTAATAGCAAATTGAAAAACGTCAGAGAGAATTGTCAGCTCTCTATTAACAGTGGACGGTGAAATATAGTTGTCTCGGTTTTTGGCACGTTCGCTGAGGCGACGTTCAATGTAGTTCTCAATCGTTCTGTTTGTAAAAGAAGATAGAGTTTTAGCCGCCAGTTTATCTCTCTGGAGGCGTCTCAGTCGGATTTCTTCTGTACGTTTGGAGCGTTTCTGTGAAGTGACTTCGCTGATGTATTCGTCAATCAGCGCGGCCAGAGTAATCGAAGAAGAGCGTTCTTCGGCGCTAATGTCCAACTCTGCCGCAAAGCGTTTTGCCTCAGCTCGAGTTTTAAATGTTTTGGAGAATCGCTGTTTGTTTCCGTCCGCCTGAAGTCTATAGCCATAAACTTCATACGTACCGCAGAGAGTTTTTCTTATTCCTGCCATATCCGCCTCGAGAATTTCCGTTAGCGTTTCCGTTAAATTTCCGTTATCTAAACCTGAATATAACGAGATATGCCAAAACGGACAACAAAAAATCCCGTAAAACCGAGGCTTAACGGGATATGACAAGTATGTCTGGTGCCCGGGACTGGACTCGAACCAGCACGCCCGCGAAGGCGCTAGCACCTGAAGCTAGTGCGTCTACCAATTTCGCCACCCGGGCAACAGAGAAATGAAATTCTATCTTCAAAAATCAGTTTTTGCAAATGCTGCTACCTGATCTATTTGTAATTAGTTGTTAATTGAGAAAGATGGGATTTAAAATGCGACAACAAGAATTTCGAAGACGTAAAAGAAAACCTCGCAAATCTGCGAGGTCTGAAATCGTTTTTGGTGCCCGGGACTGGACTCGAACCAGCACGCCCGCGAAGGCGCTAGCACCTGAAGCTAGTGCGTCTACCAATTTCGCCACCCGGGCAACAGAGAGCCGAGAGATTGTTAATGCACACAATCTCCTAGTATCTTGTAACTTTAATTAGTTCGTTTTTATGAGGTGATAAAATGAAGCAAACAGGAGCTTCGTTATGTCACCTCAATTCAGAGTTACCTTAACCAAAGAGGAAGTTGAAGAGCTTCAAAAAATCAGCAGCACAGGCTCTAGATCAGCCAAAATCGTGCTTTTTGCAAGAGCTCTCTTACTTTTAGATAAAGGCTCTCACACCGCAGAGCATTGGACGGTCAATCAAACTTCAAAAGCTGTCGGCTTGTCCGAACGTACTCTAAATCACTTAAAAGAGAAGTTCGTTTCTCAAGGTCTGGATTCCATTATCCGACCCCGGCCCACAGGAAAAAGTAAGAGACCAGTGATTTTTGACGGCGCTTTCGAAGCTAAGTTAACCCAGCTTGCCTGCAGCGAGCCTCCCGAAGGTCGAACCCGATGGACGGTCAGGCTTCTTGCGGACAAACTCGTCGAACTGGAGATCGTGGAGAAGATCTCGCCGATGACGGTCCAAAGGGTTTTAAAAAAAACGAATTTAAGCCTCACCTGAGTGAATATTGGAAAATTCCGCCGCACCACGATGCCGAGTTCGTGACCTGCATGGAAGATGTGCTGGATGTTTATCAGCGTCCTTACGATTCATCTTATCCGGTTGTTTGTATGGATGAGTCGCCCAAGCAGCTTATAGGTGAAGTCAGGGAGCCGCTGCCGGCAAAGCCGGGGAGCATCGAGAAAGTTGATGACGAATATGTTCGTTTAGGCGTAGCTGAATTATTTTTAGCGGTAGAGCCTTTGACGGGAAAGATGATAGCCGAAGTTGAAAACAAACGGGCTAAAAAAGATTGGGCGCAATTCATTCGTGATTTAGTTGATGTCCATTATCCGACAGCTGAGAAAGTTGTACTTGTGATGGATAATCTGAACACTCATAAACTTTCGTCGCTTTATGAAGCGTTCGATCCGGAAGAAGCGCACCGGTTACGCGATAAGCTGGAGCTGCACTACACGCCCAAGCACGGTTCCTGGCTTAATGTAGCGGAGATAGGCTTTAGCATATTGAAGCGACAATGCATTCCGTTCAGAGTCGCCGATATAAACGTGCTCCGGAACACCGTTAAAAGTTTTATTGCGCAGAGAAATGCTGAGAAAAGAGTCGTTAATTGGCAATTTACAACTAGCGACGCTCGCATAAAGCTCCGACATTTGTATCCGGAGCTTTAA